GATCAACTGTTGGTGCCACCCAACGCCAGACGATGCAGAGCCGCAAGTCATCTTGCACCACGCCCTCGATCAGCGCGAGAAGTATGAGTCTGGGGAGTTGAGGGATCACTAATGCCGCTTGACATTGACTACACCCCGCCGCCTACGGGCAAGAAGTTCATGGCGTCTAGCGCCAAGATGCGCACGCTTGTGGGGCCGGTGGGCAGTGGCAAGAGCGTGACATGCTCCTTCGAGATTGTGCGCAGGGCGTCGATGCAAGAACCCAACGCGCAAGGCATACGCAAGACTCGGGCTGCTGTGGTGCGTGAGACGGTGCGCCAGTTGCAGGACACGACCATCAAGACCTTTCTTGACTGGTTCCCGCCGGGGCAGTGCGGACAGTACATGCGCACTACCAAGACGTATTTCTTCAAAGTGGGCGACGTGGAGTGTGAGATTATGTTCCGCGCTCTAGATGACGCTGACGACGTGGCTAACTTGAACTCGTTGGAGTTGACATTCGCGTGGTTTAATGAGTGCCGCGATATTCACCCCGACATCGTAGACGCTATGTCCAAGCGTATTGGGCGGTTTCCCTCGGCCAAAGATGGCGGGCCGACGTGGCATGGCATGTGGGCGGACACCAACCCGCCGACGATGGACACATGGTGGTACTACCAGATGGAGGGGCTTGACCCCAAAGACGGTGTGTCGGCCAACGACAACGGCTGGGATGTATTTAAGCAACCCTCGGGGCGCAGTCCGTACGCCGAGAATATTGAAAATTTGCCGGACGGTTACTACGATACGCAAGGCCGCAGCGAAGAATACATCCGTGTCTACATCGACGGTGAGTATGGCCTGTCAAGCGCGGGTATGCCGGTGTACAAATACTTCAGGGCGGACTATCACATGGCGAAGGAACGGCTGCGGCCCATCGTCAACGGGGTGCGGCCCATCGTCATCGGCATGGACTTAGGGTTAACCCCAGCGGCGGTGCTAGGACAGCAAGACCCTCGGGGGCGTGCCCTCATACTTGACGAGTGTGTATCGTTCGACATGGGGGTGCAGCGGTTTGTGCGCACCATGCTCAAGCCCCTGCTGTACGAGAGATTCCCCGGCACTCCGGTGTTCGTCATCGTTGACCCGGCGGGTACGCAGCGAGCGCAGACTGACGAGCGCAGCGCGGTGGACATCATCAAAGCTGAGGGGCTGAAAGTTATTCCGGCCAAGACCAACGCTGTTGCGGCCCGCATCAACGCAGTAGACGAGTACCTCATGCGGCAGGTGGACGGCGACCCGGCGTTTCTCGTTGACCCGCGCTGCACGCAGCTTAAAGCGGCCATGATGGGTGGGTACCGCTTCAAGCCCAAGGGCGATGGAGACATCGACAAGAACAAGCATTCGCACGTGGCGGAAGCGTTGCAGTACCTTATGCTGCACATTGCCTCGGCGGGCGCGGGTTCGGTGCTCTCGCAGCGCCGCGATATTAAAGCAGTTGCGGCTGCGGGGTGGACGTGATATGCTTGCAGCGCTGCTCACGCAGTTGTCATCCCCACCCGCAAAGTTGGGAATTCGCCCCCTGTGTGCTCCCCTGCCACCGGGGGCTTTCTTTTTTCTTGGTAGTGTGTATACTGGCGCAACTCTAAGGAGCAACTATGATGCAATGTAGTCAAGGTAAACCGTTTACAGTAACGTCTACTAACTCCAAGATGGGTAGCACAGCTATTAGGTCTTATGAAAAGGGCGGAGTGGTGAAGAAACCTGACCCCAAAGATGTTGGAGTCTATACTGCTGAAGCCCGGGTGAAACAAAGCAAAGAGAAATAAATGGCCGGACTGACATTTCTTCGCGTGGTCAACAATACCGAACTTGCTCGGCAAGAACGGGAAACTAGCGACCGCGCTCTACAAGAGCGTCAGAACCAGTCCGTTATTCTTGGCCTAGCGGGGTATTTGCGCGAGTGCTGGGATGTTGCCCAGATGGCAAAGCGCCCTCTTGAGCAAAAGATGCTGCAAGCGCTACGTCAGCGTAACGGTGAGTACGACGCAAGCAAGCTGCAACAGATTCGCGCACAGGGCGGCTCTGAGATTTTTATGATGATCACAGAGGTCAAGTGCCGTGCGGCTGAGTCGTGGCTGCGGGACATCTTGTTGGATAACGGCACACCGCCGTGGGACTTAAACCCAACACCCATCCCTGATCTCAGCCCTACGCAGTCCAAGGAGGTGCAGGGCATCTTTGCAGAGCGCGTGCTTAAAATGGTTGAGGAGTACGGCAAAGCGCCCAATGCCAGTGAGATACGCGAGATCAAAGAAATGGTGTCGCAGGATTACCGCTTTGATATTTTGCAGCAGGCACAGATTCGTGCCGACAAGATGAAGCTCAAGATTCAGGATCAGTTTGCGCAAGGCGGCTGGGGTGATGCGTTTAACGACTTCATCACTGATTTGGTTACTTACCCCTGCGCCTTTATCAAAGGGCCGGTGGTGCGCCGCCAGCGCGTGCTGGGCTGGAAGGTAGATGCCACAGGTCGCACTGTTGTTGAGCCTACTGAACGCCTTGGCCCCGAGTGCGAGCGGGTCGATCCGTTCTATATTTATCCTGAACCGGGGATCAGCAACATCAACGAGGGCTACTTGTTTGAGTACCATCCGCTAAGCCGGATGCAGTTGTCTGATTTGATTGGTGTTCCGGGCTACGATGACGACGCCATACGCAAAGTGTTGGAAATCGGTAACGGCATGTCGTGGGTCAACTTAGATGTGGAGTTGCAAAAGAACGAGGAAGAGCGCAAGTTTTACTCGTACATGAAACCTACGACTGAGTTTGATGCGCTGGAGTTTTGGGGCAAGGTCAGCGGCAAGATGCTTATCGAGTGGGGTCTGACTGAAGAAGACGTACCCGACAGCGCACGAGAGTACGACGCCAACGTCTGGATGGTGGGCAATATTGTCATCAAGGCGGTGCTGAACTATGACCCCCTAGGCGAAAAGCCGTACTGCAAGACTTCGTTTATCAAGTGCCCCGGTGCATTCTGGGGTAAGGGCATACCTGAGATCATTGAAGACCTGCAAGGTGTGTGCAATGCTGCCGCACGTGCGCTTGTCAACAACATGGGTATCAGCAGCGGCCCGCAGGTTGAAGTCAACGTGGAGCGCTTGCCGCCAAACGAAGACATCACCCAACTTGCGCCTTGGAAAATTTGGCAGACTATCAATGACCCTGTAGGGTCGAGCGCTCCCGCTATTCGGTTTACGCAGCCTGATTCCCGTGCCAGCGAACTCGTAGCTGTGTACGACAGATTTAGCCGTCTGGCTGATGATCACTCGGGCATTCCTGCCTATGTGTACGGTGACCTTAACGTGCAAGGCGCTGGGCGTACATCGTCCGGCCTGTCCATGTTGATGGGCGCTGCTGGTAAAGGTATCCGGCAAGTCGTGATGCACATTGACACCGATGTAGTCAAACCCATTGTTATGCGCCAGTTTGTGTATAACATGCGCTACGACGAAGATGAATCAATTAAAGGCGATGTTCAAGTTATTGCCAAGGGCGCAATCAACCTTGCGGTCAAGGAAACTGTTAACATTCGCCGTATCGAGTTCCTTAACGCAACCGCCAACCCCGTTGATCTTGAGATTCTCGGTAAGGATGGCAGGGCAGCGATTCTTCGTGAAATCGCCAAAGGGTTGCAGATGCCTGTGGACGAAGTTATTCCATCTCGGGAGAAGTCGGGTTATCAAACTCAGATTCAGACTAGGGCGACGGCGGCTGCTGTACAACAGCAAGCGCAAGCCCCAGCATCTGGCGCAGAGAATCCCGATGGGTCACCCAAAGGTGGAATGGAAGCTAACACAGTGCAAAATCGTGTGAGCGGAAGGGCGGCATGATCAAGCCTGAACCGCAAGTGATCAAGGCTTTAGCCTTGTTTGTCCGACAACACCCGGATTTTCTGGAGTGGCTTGACGGGTGGCGCTTGCGCGAGCTAGATCAGTTACCAACCGCGATCAACAACACCGCAGTGTTTCAGGGGCGCTGCCAAGTGTTGGGCGAGTTGACAAAGCTCGCCAAAGAAGCCCCTGCGTTGGCGGCAAAGTTATGATGAAACTCGCCGTCTTTAATCACGCATACCGATAGGAGCGTTCAACATGGCAATACCAGAGCAAATTCGCAAGCAGACCGAGGCAGTTCAGCAGTTGTATCAACAACTCAACCCGGACGACAACACAGGCGGAACAACTTCCGCCGATGGCACCGTCACGCCTGTTGAGAATAGAGATAACACGCCACTCGCCGACGCTAACTCTGCGCCGAACAATGCCGCTCCGTCATCCGCAAATGAGCATAAGTCGGATGATGACAACTTGCCGGAAGAAACCATTGTCCAGAAGTACAAAACACTTCAGGGTATGTACAACGCCGAAGTCCCCCGCCTGCATCAACAGAATCGGGAGATGGCAAACCGTGTACAGCAGATGGAACAATTGCTTGCATCACTGTCCGCACAGCAGGCGAACGCTCAGCCGCAACAGGTTGTCGAAAAAATTGTTACCGACAAAGATGTTGAAGAATACGGCGAGTCGCTTGATGTGATGCGCAAAGTGTCCCGTGAGGAGTTACTCCCTATGGAACAACGCTTTGCGCAGATGGAGCAGATGTTTAGGCAGATGCAAACTAACGTGGTGCCACAGGTGCAAGCCGTAGCGCAACGTCAGCAAGTATCCGCAGAGCAAGGGTTCTGGGCTGAACTGACCAGTATCGTCCCCAACTTTCGCCAGATTAATGACAACGACGCATTTCAGTCGTGGTTGTTGGCGGCTGATCCGTTGACGGGCATTACTCGCCAGACCTATCTCGACGATGCGCAGCGTTCGCTTGATGCGGGGCGCGTTGCTAATTTCTTCCGCGCTTGGTTAGAGTCTACTGGACAAGCCACAGTTGCTCAATCCACTGGTCGCGCTCAAAACTCTGAATTGGAAAAACAGGTTACCCCCGGCCGTTCAAGAAATACTGGGACACCTGCGTCTGCCAATCAAGGTAAAATGTATTCGCCGCAAGACATCCAGAAATTTTTTAACGATGTCCGAACCGGTAAGTACAAAGGCCGAGAGCCAGAGCGTGACCGAATCGAACGCGATATTTTTGCTGCACAGCGAGAAAATCGCATCCAAGCTAATGCCTGATTAAAGGAGTTTCACCATGTCTTACCCCGTTTCCCCCGGCCGTCCCAATTACAGCGGTAACTTTATCCCTGAGATTTGGTCTGGCAAACTGATCGAGAATTTCTACGACGCCACCGTGCTCGCAGCAATTTCGAACACCGACTATGAAGGCGAGATTCGCCAGTACGGTGACACTGTAAATATCCGCACCACACCGGAAATTACCATCCGCGACTACGTAAAAGGTCAGACCTTGGTCGTAGAAAATCCGGACAAGCCCAAGCTGCAACTTCTCATCGACAAAGGCGAGTACTTCTCCTGCGTTGAGGATGATGTGGACAAGGTTCAGTCGGACATCAACTTGATGGATACTTGGTCAAAGGACGCTTCTGAGCGTATGAAGATCAAGATTGACCAGCGCGTGTTGACCGACATCCTGCCCGGTATCGTGGCTGCTAATAAAGGCGCAACCGCTGGTGAGCAGTCTGCCTCGTTTAATCTCGGCACAAGCGGTGCTCCGCTGACCGTGACCAAAGACGGCGCTTCTAGCACCACCTCTGTTGTTGACTTGCTTGTTGACCTTGGCACTGTGCTGGACGAAGCCAACGCCCCTGAAGGTGATCGCTTTGTGGTTATTCCTGCCAAGATGGCTGGTTTGATCAAAAAGTCTGAACTGAAAGACGCTTCGCTGACTGGCGACAGCATGTCTATCGTGCGCAACGGTCGTCTGGGCATGGTTGACCGTTTCACGATCTACGTGAGCCACAACCTGAACGTGTCTTCGGGCAAGTACAGCATCGTCGCCGGTCACAAGATGGGCTTCACGTTTGCATCACAGATGACAAACATGGAAACCATCCGCTCCGAGTCAACCTTCGGCAACATTATCCGTGGCTTGCAAGTCTACGGCTATAAAGTTACCAAGGGTGAGGCTTTGGCTCAGGCTGTTGTCCAGTTCTAAGTCGTCCCAACACACTTAAAGGAAATTAAAATGGCTGCATATACTGACTCGCTTGGGTTCAATAAGGGTACCGCTGCGTACCCCGCGAACGTCACTGACATCTCTAAGTTTGAAGTGACCTTGGACTTTGCCCTAATCGTTGCTGCTCGTTCTGCTGCTGGTGCTACTGCACTGGCTGCTGCTGACACGCTGCAAGTGATTTCTCTACCCGCTGGCTCCATCGTTTTGTCTGCGGGCGTGAATGTAACGACTGCGGAAACTACCAACACGACTGCTACCTTCGACCTCGGCTTCACAGGCGGCTCGCCGTACGCTGCAAATGCGTATGCCAACGACGTCGCTTCCAACGCCACTGGCCTGAAAGCGGCTGATCTTGCAAACCCATCCGTTGTAGTTACCGCCGACACGATTGATCTTCTAATCAACACCGCTGTCCCGACTGACTGCGTGGTGAAGGTTTTTGCTATTGTCGCTAACGCTAACTAAACCTCGTGGGGGCTTCGGCCCCTACTCTTAAAAGGAGAAAATCATGGGTGTTTATAGTGGTATAGCACAAGACAATGTGACCATTAACAGTGGAACAGCAAAATTGCAAACTGTGACTGTGACTACCGGTGTTCGCATGGTAGTCACAGCCGTTGCTGCTGCGGGTACAAACCAAGCTACTGCGGCTGCATTGGCTGAAGGTTTGAATGTTGTTTCCGCTGCTGACGGCACAAAAGGCGTTAAATTGCCTACCGCCGTTGCTGGTGCAACCGTAATTGTTAAAAATACCGCCGCTGGCGCGTTGCTTATCTACCCTGCTACCGGAGCAGCGATTAATGCAATTTCAGCAAACGGTTCGTATAGCATTACAAACCTTACCAGCACTATGCTAGTTGCGTCATCTGCGACTCAATGGTATTCTGTGCCTTTAGTTGCTTCGTGATGTAGATTACAAGGGGCTTCGGCCCCTTGTTTTTAGGAGTTAAGGATGCCAGTTAACCTAACGGGTTCAACGATTGCTAGTACCTACGATCAACTGATCCACGTTGACGACGGCCCGACGGCTACTGAAAAGATAGTTTATAGCGGCACGGGAGTAGCAACGGCGCTAAAACTTAGCACTCTGTCTGCCTCGGTAGACAATATTCGTTTAGATGGCAACACCATCTCTACACTTGACACCAATGGAAATCTTGTGCTAGCCCCCAACGGTACAGGTTCAGTTACTGCGTCCAAGGTTGCCATCACAGGCGGCACAATCACAGGTATTACCAATCTTGTTGCTACGGGCGGCACGATCTCAGGTGTTACATTTACTGGCTCGTTTACCGGGCTTACGTTGATTGAGTCTACGACGCTGGCAACGAGTGCCGCAGCAGCAGGTTGCAATCTTAGCGGCAGCACGTTGGCCGCAGACGGTACAGACACCAACATTAACATCAACATCACACCCAAGGGTACAGGCCAGACTCTTAGCTCCGGCAAGATGGGTTACCCCGCTGGCACGGGCGGCACTGTAACTCAAGCAACAAGTCGCACCACTGGTATTACGCTCAACAAAATTACAGGCGAAATTGTTCTATTTGCCGCTGGCATTGCTGGGCACGATGCAGATGAATTTGTACTAACCAATAGCACCATTGAAGCAGATGATGTTATTATGCTGTGCATTAAAAACGGCGGCTCGTTAGCAGCAGGCACACGCAAATACTACGTTACGCAAGTAAATACAGTTGCTGCGGGGTCGTGCACCATTTCAGTGGGCAATCTTGACAACGGGGCTATAACCAGCGAGAGTCCAATTCTTCAGTTTGTTGTACTGAAAGGAGCGGTGGCGTAATGGCTAAGACACCAGCATGGCAGCGCAAGGAAGGCAAAGACCCCAAGGGCGGGCTTAATGCCGCAGGACGTGCGTCCTACAACAAGGCTAATCCGGGTAAACCCGGGCTAAAGCCGCCGCAACCTGAAGGTGGGTCACGCAAGGATTCGTTCTGCGCCCGCATGGAAGGCATGAAGAAGAAGCTGACCAGCGCCAAGACAGCCAACGATCCCAACAGCCGGATCAACAAAAGCCTGCGGGCTTGGAACTGCTGACATGGCGACTAAACCTAAATCTAAGTCTACAGTTAATGCGGCTGGCAACTACACCAAGCCGGAAATGCGCAAACGCATATTTAACAGCGTCAAAGCTGCCGCAGTGCAGGGGACTGCCGCTGGGCAATGGAGCGCCCGCAAAGCACAACTTGTTGCCAAGCGATATAAAGACGCAGGCGGAGGTTACAAATGAGCAAAACATCAACCCACTATTTGCCAGATGGTAAGGTCTACAAAGGCCCGATCCACAAGGCTGGTGGTAAGCCGATGACGGGCGCAAAGCACACGCCAACCAGCAAGGTGCTCACGCATACGCCCCCTAAAAAGGTAAAGAAGTGAAACCCCCACAACAATCCCTAAAAGATTGGGGCACTCAAAAATGGAGAACCAAAAGTGGTAAAAAATCTAGTGTCACTGGTGAACGATATTTGCCAGAAGCTGCGATCAAAAGTCTCAGCCCTGCTGAGTACGCTGCAACGACCAAAGCCAAGCGGGCAGGAAAAGCCGCCGGAAAACAATTCGTAGCCCAACCCAAAACGGTTGCCGCAAAAACCGCGAAGTATCGTTAATTTGACCAAAGGAATTTGATATGCCCGCAGCCGCACTTGCCTTCAGCCCTCTGGGCCTCACGGTAACATTTACCGCAGCTAGTTCTGTTCCGACATCTGCGCAAGCTCCGTCCTCTGCCCCCACCACACGTCCGGCGTATCAATACAGGATACATAACGTGGGAGCAGAAGTTGTGTTGCTAGGCGTAGGTGTTGACAACGCCGCTGCCGTAGCTAAAGCAGCGTCAATTGGCGCGGGTGCAGTTCCGCTTGCTCCGGCTTCTGTTACTGTTCTCGGGTTTCCAGCGGGATCATTCTTTACTGGCAAGACCGCTTCCGGGACTTCGGTGGTGTACGTCACCCCCGGAGAAGGATTGTGATATGACAACGACACGAGATTTAGAAGTTCAGTTTACTACGCACGAAGCAGTTTGTGCGGAGCGGTACAACACGTTTATAACTCGTGTTGACCGGTTAGAGAAACTGCTTATCAAAGCAGCAGGCACCCTCATCATAGGGATGGCGGGTGTCATTATTGCAGTTGTAACCAAAGGAGTTTGATATGCCCGGAATGATGATGAAACAAAAAAAGCCCATGTCTTATAAAGCTGGGGGCGAGGTTAAAAAACCGATGCCAGCTAAAGGAGCCAAGGATAAAAAATCCATGCCGCCTAAAGCTCTTGCCGTGATGATGATGATGAAGAACAAAAAATGAGCAAGATGTTTATTCGGGTCAAGGCAGACGGGTTCATCTACGACTTCAATCCCATTCTGGCAAAAAATCCTGAGTGTGAAGTCGTGTCTGAAGAGGTCGCGTATCCAGAGCGATTTATTCCGCCCGCTGCTATGCAACGAATTGCAGAGGGGGATAAGCCCGCCGGACGCAAAAAGAAAAGTACGCTTGATCTAGCGACTGCGGAAATTCCTGAAGCCCCGCCGTATACCCCTCCCGAGTTGGCCGAAGAAGCTGCTAGAGGAATGCCAAAATGACCCCGAGCGAAGTCATCACCGAAGTTAGGCGTTTGATACAGGACACCAAGACTACGTTTCGTTACAGTGACGCAGTTCTTACGGGTTTTGTAAATCAAACGATTAAACGTATGGTGCTGCTTCGCCCGGATTTATTCACGACGATTGGTGATATTCCGCTTACTGCGTCTACTGTGTTTCAGAGTTGTCCCGCAGGTGCAGTCCGGTTGGTAGAGATTTTTAACGTCAAGGGCGGGGACGCAATAGTCGAAGTGTCGCGTAAAACACTTAACGAAAACTACCCTAACTGGGTAACTGAGCCGCCAGATGTGCCGATAAATTTTATGCGGCATGTGCGTAACCCGACAAACTTCTTTGTGTACCCAGCACCGATTGCAAGTACAATATTGGTAGGTGAGTACGTAGCTTCCCCCGTAGTGTTCGCGCTCAATGACACGATCACCCTCCCCGATGCGTACTTCACTGTTCTTGTAGACGGCACAGTATTCTTGGCTGAGTCTATTGATAACGAGCACGTGAACTCTGGACGGGCTAAATTGTTTCAAGATTCTTTTGTGCAGACTCTGGGCGTTGGTTTGCAGTCCCGTGTCATCACAGACACAGAAGAAGGCGGACTTGATCCGCGACAGGTGGTCTAATGTCTACTAGAGATTTTTCTACGCTTGTTTCAAGGCTACAGCCAAGTGTGCCCGGATGCCCGCGCCCTACAATTATTCAGTACATACGTGACTCAGCTATTAGAGCTTGTGAAAAAACTTTAGCGTACCGGTATCAGCAACCTGTGTTTAATCTAACACCCGGCACATGTCTGTACACGTACCGCAAGCCTTCTGACACACAAATTCACATTGTGTTTAGTTCTTTGATGAATAATCAAACTCTTGAGCCTTTGACTTTAGATAAAGCATTGATGCTGTATCCTGAGTGGGTAGATAAATACACTACAAGTCAAGACATTGCGGAGTTTGGTTCAGAGCCACGCTCCATTGCGCAGATTTCTCCTGATCAGTTCATAGTGTTGCCGTGTCCGGACGCAGAGCGCACATACACTATGCGGCAGTTTTACGCCCTTAAACCTACACGTTCTGCTACGGCGATGGACGATGTAGTGTTTGACGATCTTGAAGATGTCATCATGCACGGTGCATTGCAACAGTTGCTGGTGCTGCCTAACGCGAACTGGTCTGATCGTGAACTAGCTGCATATCATGCTAAGCAGTTTGCGTCGCAGACCGCAGAGCGTAGAGCACGGGCAAACCTGAGCAATTCTCGCGGCATGTTCCGTGTTCAGATGCAGCCTTTCGGAGCCTGATATGTCCACGATTAAACTTGTGCGCAACGATACTGGCCCGCAACTTCGGCTTACACTTACTGATTCACTGACTGGTAGTGCGGTTGATTTAACGGGGGCAACGGTCACTTTACACCTTCGTGCAATTGATACAACGACTGTTTTGGTAAGCCGTAACGCCACTATTCTTGCGCCTGCTACTAACGGAGTCGCCGTTATAGCTTGGCAAGCTACAGATTTAGATCTCGCGGCTGGCGAGTACGAGGGCGAAGTTGAGACTGTACTAGCTTCTGGCTTGCGGGAAACAATCTTTGACTTGTTGCAATTTACTGTCCGAGAAGATTTCACATGAGGTTAAAGACTTCGGTTAGTCCTATTCGGCTGCGTTTGGGCGTATTGTCCAAACGCTTAGCCACGGCTACTCTCGGAGTTCGGCTGCGGACAGTTGCGCTTTCTAAACGACTTGCTGTTGCAGTTGGGGACTTTGTAAAATTCTTGGTTTTTGCAGACACAGCAGGCACTACTGACGCTTTGACTAGCGCAGCAAGTAAGCCACTAAGTGACTCTGTAGCAGCATCTGAGAGCATTGGGGTTGTTCCTAATAAAAGCCCCTTTGATGGAGTAGCAACTTTTGACGATCAAGTGTATTTTGCAGAAGACTACGTAGTTGGAGCACCCGCCGCCCAAACATACACTTTAGGAGCGCAGGTTACGTTTGAGATTTTTAAACCTGTTCCTGATGTTGTGTCCGCCGCTGAGGTCAAATCAATTTCTTTCCAACGTAGTTTTTCTGAAAGCACTAATGTTACAGATGATGTGAACGGAGCGCTGTCAGAAGATGATCAGTTGATTGAGTTCTTTAAATCACTGGAAAATCAAGCGGCGCTGATAGACGCGGATCGTAGCTACGTGATGTCAAAAATACTGGCCGAGATTCCCGCAGCGGCTAGTTCCGGTACGTTGTACAGTCAAGGCTACACTGTTGATATGAGTTATTTTGCGGAAGATTATGTGGGCGAGTCCCGCGCTTTTTCATAAAAGGAAATTGTGATGAACAAAATTGAAACCCTCCGCTCGCGTGGTCGCCTTAGTATCGTAGTTACAGATCAGCACGGGTACGCGAAAGAAAAACGCGAGATTGATAACCTTGTTGTAAACGCCGGGTTGGCCTACATTATTAGCCGCATGGTTGGTGTTGCCAAGGCCGTAATGAGCCATATGGCTGTGGGATCGGGCACATCCTCTGCTGCGGCGGCAAATACTGACCTAGGCAATCTGTTGGGTAGCCGCAAAGCCTTGACCAGCACCACGATTAGCGGCGCTAACAACGAAAGCGTTGTTTATGTGTGCACGTTTTCTCCGGGTGAAGGCACAGGAGCAGTAACGGAAGCGGGTATTTTTAATGCATCTTCTAGCGGAGATATGCTGTGCCGCACGGTTTTTGCTGTTGTGAATAAAGCTGCTACTGACACGATGGTGATCACTTGGACGATTACATTGTCGGCAGTGTAAGGAGTAGCACATGGCAAGTATTACTACACGGGCTGGCAAAGGTTCTCCGCTGACAAATGCGGAGCTTGATGCTAACTTTAACAACATTAACGCGCAACTCTCGACTGCTGTTATTACGGGGGGCACGATTGACGGCGCAACAATCGGTGCTACCACGGCGACTACGGGCAAGTTTTCGCAGCTTGATGTAGACAATCTTCGGCTTGACGGCAACACAATCAGCAGCACTGATACAAACGGCAACGTCACCATTACGCCCAACGGCACGGGCGAAGTAACCATCAGTAAACTTAATGTTACTGGTATAGCAACACTTGCTAATGGCGCTGTCCTCGGTACTCCCGCAAGCGGCACAGTCACCAACCTGACAGGCACGGCTTCGATCAACATCAACGGCACGGTGGGTGCTACAACCCCAGCAGCGGCCACGGTTACGACCTTGACGGCTTCGGCTGACTCAGCGTTTACCTCTACGGGTGCAGTCACTGTCAGCAAGGGCACAACTGCCCAGCGTCCCGGTAGTCCTGTCTCGGGGATGTTTCGTTTTAACACTACGACTGCTGAGTTTGAGGGCTATAACGGCACGGCGTTTGCCTCTGTGGGCGGCGCGGCTCTGAGCAACGACACATCGACAGCATCCAACTTGTTCCCGTTGTTTGCATCAGCGACAAGCGGTTCAGCGTCAAGCCTGTTTACATCGAATGCCCAGTATTTGTTCAAGCCAAGCACGGGCGAGTTGAGTGTCAAAGCGCCACGGGCCAGCAACGGCATCTTCGTGAACACGCAGGCGATTGCGGCTGATTACACAATTGCGGCAACGGACAACGGTGGGTCGTTTGGCCCTGTGACGGTTAATAGCGGCATCACTGTAACGGTTAGCTCCGGCGCGGTGTGGTCAATAGTCTAGTTCCATGAAACAGCGCACTCAAAGAGAGTTAGACGTTATTCAGGACGCTTGGCGTCTTGATGGGGCTACTATTGTGTGGAACAGAAACGCAAAGGGGGGCAAGCGCAAAGGTGATCCGGTTGGGTTTTCTTCACGCAAGTCTGGGCACAGGAATGTCTTCCTGAGCATTGATGGCAAGCTCACGGGCTTTGTTTATGCCAGAATTGTTTGGTTCTTGCATACTGGAATCTATCCAGATCAAGAAGTTGATCACATAGATTGCAATCCTGTTAACGACCACCCAAGCAACCTCAGACTAGCTTCCCGTGAACAGAACAACCAAAACACACGTTTTGGCAGAACGCGTAAGCCGTTTAAGGGAACCTATCAAGACCCTCGCAACGGAAGATGGCATTGTCAAATTCAGGCGTTTGGAAGAGTGCATGGGCGGTACGGTTTTGAGACCCAAGAACAAGCCTATGCTGCAAGACAGGAGTTAGCTTCTGTTTTGCATGGTGCTTTTGCAAGATAAGGAGTAGATATGGCTGTAACAATTAACGGAAGCACGGGCATCGCAGGCGTCGATGGAAGCGCCGGCACGCCTGCTGTCCAGGGCGCAGATTCCAACACCGGGATGTTCTTCCCCGCCGCAGACACTATTGCGTTTGCTGAAGGCGGCGCGGAGGTGGCGCGGTTTGATAGCTCGGGGAACTTGGGCATTGGGA